GACCTGAGAATCCACTTCTGTTCCTGCTGCGATTACAGAGGCTTTAAAGGGCATTTTCGCGTTAACTTGAAGAATAAGAGGTTTAGTCCCTTCTTTTTCTTCTGTGATTTCCTTAACAATAACGCGTTTACCGACTGCTTTAAGCATAGTGAATCTCCTTTAGCCAGAAACTTATCATTTGCCAAAAAAAAACTCAAATGAGATATATTACCGCTATGATATCGTCGGCTTTCATTATGAGAGTCATGCCCCCTGAACAGTAAGTAAGGGGGTTTTTTTTTATTCTGAAGGAAAATCCATTTTCTCGAACTCTTCGTAGTCGTTGTAAGCTTTAATGAATTCTCTGACCAAATCATCAAAGTCTTTGCCATAAAATGTTATAAAGTCTCCATCTCCCATGCTCATTTCTCCATAAAGCCAATCTTTTCCGTTTATCTCGATTATTTTATAAGCGTGAGGCCATTCAGGTTCATCGGCAATAGATGATTTAAGCTTCGTCATGAAATGTGATCTCCATTCGTTTATTTAACACTTTACAGACTCGAAGCAACATTCTTACGGTAATATTTACAGTAGGATCAAACAAAGCCTGAACGGTGCTTTTATTTACACCCATTAGGTGAGCAAGCCCACCTTGAGTAAGATTTCTTTTGCTCATTTCTTGTTTGACTTCATCAAGAAATAACTGACGAATTGGACATGATTCATTGAGTTCTTTTTTATTGTCGACTCTCATTTTCGGCGGTTTATGCTTTTTTACCGAGGAAACAGGATTGTATTTAATCCAATTCCATTCTTTAGCTGCTATATTGAAAAGATAGGACAACGACATGAGATATTTACGTCGTGTTTCTGGGCCACAGGTTTTTTTTGTAACCTTATTTATCTTTTGATAGAGGATGTTAGCAGTATTTTCAATGTTATATGGCGTAATCTCATCTAAGAACATAGATCCAAAGTGATTTTTCCAGAATGTAAAATGCCGCTCCTGATCATACTGGGTATCCGGTGATTTCGTCGGCAATATTTCTTTGATATAACGATTAACTACCATATTGAAAGTTGGTCGCAGTAAATATGGGTTCTTCATTCCCTTCTCTGTTATCTCAGCCCATTCTCTGGCTTGAGATTCAGTTTCGAAAGATCTTTGCATTTGTGGATAGCCTGTAAGTCTTACAGAAGCTCTCCACGATGTAGTTCCATTTTTATTTTTTCTTGGTGTTATATGTGCCATTTTATACCTGTGATAATAAGTAATTTGCTGCTGTTTGTGTTATTTGATCGGGGATTTTAATCCCTCGACGTGTTAATTCCTCAATTTGCCAAGGTGTAGCTCCATCTGTTGTGGTGAATTTAGGGACGATATCAATCTTTTCAACTATGGTATCTTCATGACCTTCTGGAAGATCTTTGACACGTTTAACGAAGTGAGAAAATGTTTCTCCCTCTTTCATCTTCAATTTATGCTTTCGTTCGTCATAGCATTGGGACAAATCAAAAATACTGAAATTGTTGTCAGTAAACTCTAAGATCTTACATTGCTCTTTACCTGGGAATATCCTAGCCCCTCGTCCTATCATCTGAACGTAGAGGGTTTTAGAGCATGTTGGACGTGCCATAAGTAAGGTTGTGATTGAAGGCTCATCGAAGCCTTCTGTGAGGATCTGGCAGTTGGCTAGGATCTTAATCCTGCCTGTCTTGAAATAAAGCAAGAAGAGATCCCGCTCCATTTTAGACATTTTACCATGAATAACTTCGCATGAGATTCCTTTGAGTAAAAACCCATTCTTAATTTCAAGTGCATGTTTTACGGAGACACAAAAGACTATCGCCTTTTCTCCATTGGCTAACTTGATATATTCATTGACGATGAGCTGATTTCGATTTTTTGTGTTGATCACTGATTCTAATTGGTTCTTTTGGAAGTCGCCTTTATTCTTCCGCACACCTGTTAAAGAGCAGTTAGTCTTTATTCGATAGCCTTGCAGATCACACAGAAACCCTAAGCTGATCAGTTCATCTAAAGATATGGTAAAATTAGGTTTCCCAAAGAGTTCATAAACGCTTTGTCCATCTTTTCTGAAAGGCGTAGCTGTAACGCCTAAGATATATTTATGTTTAATTTCTAGGTAATCAAAGATCTTTCTATATCCACCTGCGCAAGAATGGTGACATTCATCCACAATGATAAGATCATAGTTTTCGTTTTTAAGTTTGTTGAGCTTCTTGATATACATGGCTGATTGGACAGTGCAGACATTCACTTTGTGAGTAAATTCTGAAAAGCTCTTATTGCCGGTTTCAATCGTATGTTTTTGTATTTCCCTGGTATTAACTAGAACTAATGTCTTTAGTCCCATTCTCTTGATGATATTCCAGAATACAAATGTCTTACCGCTACCAGTGGGTAGCACAATAAGTTGTTTGTGCGTCTTTTTGAATCCATCGACGGTTGTCTGACAAGCCTTTTCTTGATATTCTCTTAATTCCATATAGGGGAATTATAGTCCGCTGACGGATTTTTAGGTAGGTTTATTTCTTATTCAATAAATCTCTTTCCCCTGATAATGTGAAGAAAAGAGGTTACTATGTCAATTTCATCATCTCTAGGAAGCAGAGGCGCAGCAGGCAATAAGATCCCAAGAGGTTATTCTGCCGGCCGCTTACAGCAATTCACTCCAGAGCAACAACAACTGTTCCAAAATCAATTTGACTATGTATCTCCAGGCAGTCAATTAGCTCAACAAGCCCAAGGATTAGATTCTGGCTTTGCCCCTCATGAAGACTATGCTCATCGACAATTTCAAGAGTTTAGTGGACAAAATGCCTCGAGATTTAGTGGTCTGGGAATGGGTGCTCGTAAAGGGTCAGGATTCCAGAACTTACAGACTCAAGGTGCGCAGGATTTTGCCTCACAACTAGCAATGCAAAGACAAGGACTTCAAAGGCAGGCTTTAATGGATTTGATGAGATTAAGCTCAAACATACTCGGCCAACAACCCTATCAAAACTTTTTGACTAAAAAGCAACCTAAAGAACAGGGATTCTGGAGTAAATTATTCGGAGCAACCGCACCGATTGCTGGAGCTGGAATAGGGGGCCTCTTTGGCGGTCTCCCAGGCGCACAATATGGCTCACAATTAGGATCTGGACTAGCCTCTGGTTTCCAACCAACCCAATGGTAATAATATGATACAAATTTTAGACAGCATGCCAAAGAAGCCTAAGTTCCTCGATCAATTGATGACGGGCGCGCAGAATGCAGGACAGCAATTGCCAGGGTTGTTAGGGAATATGGCGGAGAATCAAGGCTTACAGCGATTGACGGGGCAAGATTTCAGTGGATTGTCTCCTGAAATCAAAAATACATTCCTTCAAAAGTTCATGGCTAAAAAGGCTGAAGATACCCAAACCAAGCAAAACGCAATAAAATCCCTTGGAGAAATGCGAGAAATCATAGGAAGAGGAAAAACTGGACTAAATCCATTTACTATGGGCCCAGAAGGTCTTGGAGAACGCTCTGCTCTTGATACGGCAGCTTTAAATTTGGAAAAAATTGCCGCTGATATGGTCGGAAGAGGAACGCTAAGTAAGCAAAGATTTGAATATTTAAAGGAAAGACTTCCTTCTGGCTGGAAAACTGATCAGCAAAATCTTCAAATAATAGACCAATGGGAAAAAATCTTAGGGGAAGCTGAGATGGGTTCTGAATCTATTGGCAAAGGAAGAGCAAAGTTCAACAAAGAACATCCTGAACATAGGGCAAAAGCTGAACAATTAAATAAAAAGTTCAAAGGCGACAGGGCTAGAGTGAGAAAAGAACTAGAGAGGGAGTTCGATTTCTAATGCCTGATGATCCTCTGAATTTCTTAGATTCTCCTTCGACTTCTGGATCTTCACAAGCAACATCAGATCCTCTTGATTTCTTGGAACAAAAATCTACCAACCCTTTAAGAAAGCCCGCTCGTCTTGCTGCTCAATATGCAAAAGGATCGCTTAATCGAAACCCCTACATTGCTTCTTATAATCTTGCTACAACATTAGTTCCAGCAGCTGCCCATAGATCACGTCAGAGGGTTTCAAGCACGGCCCAAAAAGAACTTCAGGCAATGGATGAGAAGATCGCTAACGGAGAGCAATTAACTCGCAAAGAGCTCATGTTCTATGATCGTACCAAAGAGTGGGCTGAGCGTAAAAGCAAAAGAGCAGCTTCTCTAGATACCGATACCTTAATCAATAAGGGTGTGAAGGCTGTTACTGGAATTGATTTAGAGTCAGAAGATTTGGGAGAATCAATAGCAAATGTCGCGGGAGCTTTCAAAAACCCTAAAATCATAAAAGACATCCCCAGAATGTTCACGAAGACGGGTAGAGCCGCGGTTTCTGCTGAAAGAGCTGCTGCTAAGACTAAAGCTGGATGGGATTCATTAAGTAAAGCATCGAAAGGAAATCCTGAAAAAAGCGGTATTGTAAATTGGGCTCAACAAAATGGATTGACCCCTAGAGAGGCAACTCTTCTTTTACAATCGGAAGGTCGAATCAATATATTGGGAAGGGCCTCAAAAAAGACGAAACAATTCCAAAGGGATGTTGAAGGATTAAAGACCAAGCTTGGCTCTAAATATGATGAATTGAGGGAGATTGGTAGGGCCGGAGGATATCTGGGATCAAATCAAACATTGCCCCTATTGGATAAATTAGAAAAAATAAACGGAGAAATCAATCTTACGCATGTAAAGGGGCCTGAATCTGCTGCAGCTGAAAAGGCTCTCTCTGAAGCAATCAAAGATATTGAATCCAATGGAACTACGATAGAAAAACTGATTGCCACTCGCCAAAACTTAGGCCAAGGAATCAATTGGAAAAAAGTTGGTGTCAAGGAAGGCCTTAAAACTCGCATGAAAGAGGCGATATCACAGACCATAGATAGCGCTAATCCCGGTGTGGGAAAACAACTAAGAGAAGTCGATAAAAAATATAGGCAATATAAAAAATTCAAGGATGTTTTGGACAAAAAACAGGCCTATATGAATGTGAAGGGGATTCCAATTCCTTCAGGAAATATCGCGTTTGGGGTGGGATTAAAAGTATTAGGTGGAGTAAGTCCGGTTACAGCAGCAAAATATGCTTTAATTAAAGAAGGGGTTCAGAGATTTTCAACAGCACTACTTACTAACCCAAAATTGCAGGGAGTTCATAAGAAATTAGTGCAAGCAGTCCTTAAGGGGGACACAGAACGTCAAAGAAAGCTAACCGTTATTGCACAAAAGATCCTTAAATCTGAAGATCCAGAATTATATGATGAACTGGGTCTAGATTAAGGATAATCACCTAATTCATGTTCTTCTTCTGCTTTATCGGTAGGAGGATTAAAACACCAAAAAAGCCAGATTGCCAATGCTATTAATCCAATGTGTGGAATATACATCTTATTTCTCCTCCAATTTCTCAACTTTCACTTCTAATTTTGCAACCGCAACCTTAATATCAATAATATAGAATATAACAGTCATGAATCCAATTAAAGCGGCAACATAAACGCTCATTTTCTGCCAATCAGGCTTCTTATTTGCCATGGTGGAATATGCTCCAATAGATGCCATTAGCCAAAACTAAGGCACAAAAAACAAATGGCCAAATCATAATATTATTTCTCCTATAACCACGTTCTAAATTCGTAAACATCGAACTCATCATGGTCGATCATAAAGTCTCTCACGTCTGATTCTGTGAAATCTTTAGCATTTGGGAAGCGATTAGCAACCCTATTCATGCAATCATTGATGAAATCTTGATAGCCTTCTGCCTGAAATTCATCTCTCATGTTGTTCGCAACGTCATCATAGCACAAAGAATCTAGATGATCCTTAAATTCTAGTGTATTCATTTTATTTCTCCTTCTCTTTGTAAATATCTACTCCATACAGAGTTCCTTCCACTCTTGAAAGCCTGATATTGATAAATTTAAATTCTTTGTGAATAGACTTTATTTCCTCTTTGATTTCTTTCACATCGGATCTTAAAGTTCGATTGAACCACCAAGTTGCTGCGATTACCGTTAGAATAGTGGCTAAATTCAAATCTTTTAAAACATTAAGTATTTCTGCTGTCATACGGCATCCTTTTTTTCAATTATCATAGACAAAATCAGCTGACTTCCCCTCTGCAGCCCAAGAATAGATAGCAAATATCAATCCAAAAACTGATATAGCAATCCAAAAAATTAAAAATCCCACCTTATTTCTCCTGATAATTTACTTCATAAATAAGCAACGCTCTTTTGTAATCGCTTACATGGAATTTTATATCGAGCAAGTTTTCTCTCTGAATTTTCTTGTCTATCAAAAATTGGTTTATCAAAGACTTTAAAACTTTTGAATCTGTGTCCACCAGTATTTCCACTTGTACGATTTTCATTGATGATTCCTGTTCCATTTTTTTGTTATCCTTTGCATTGAGAGTTAGGCATAAAATTGTCGATAGTAATAGGGTAACTTTTCTCATTTATTTAAACCTCTACGAATTCTCTCTTCTAAAATTGCTTCAGCCAAGGTTTTGCCAGTTGCCATTAAAAACATGCGCTCTTCTAAGGAGGTAATTCTATCGTCAGTTCTATCCATGCGAGCGCTCAAATCTTTAATAGATTCCTTAATGTCTGTTTTGAAGTTTCTCAAGAATGTATAAATCAAAGCTAAGACAGCTATACCTATACCAATTTCTGTCCAGGGCATAATTTCACCTCATTTTCCCAATGATTATAGACAAAACTCCGATATTTTACCATAGAAAAAAGGGGGATTTCTCCCCCTAAAAGACTAAAGACGCATTCTTTTCTTTAAATCCTGCATCTTAGCATAAGCATTTTTTTGACCGGAGTCACTAAAATCCCCTGCCATAGCATTTGGAGGCGCTCCAACGCTAGACGGCTGGTAGTAAGGACTTCTTTTATTCAAGTCAATTTTTTCCTGTATAGACGACTCCTGCTTTTCAGGCTGATCGATTCTAAGGGCTTTTATGTTCTCATAGACGAGTTTGTTCCTCTCAAAACCCTCTGGCATCCTTAAGATATTTTCAGCGAGCCTAGGATGCTTTGCTGCAAACTTCTCTATGGTTTCTGGGTTCATTGTCTTCTCAAAGTCAGAGTTCTCTCTAAGATATGAATTCCGTCTCTCTTGTTCAATCAAGGCATAAGCCTTCGCCTCTGCCTTCTGATCTATTGTTTTTTCAATGTTCGCTTGAAACTTGTTAAGTTCTTTAGATAATTTTCGACGATCGACGTAAGGCTCATTATCTTCTTCATCGTCATCAACATTGGAGTTTCCTCGTTTTGATGCTTCTTGAGCAGCTCTTTCAGCGGCAGCAGCTCTTTCTTCAGCTTGTTGCCTTGCGAGTCTTTCATCGTTGAGTTGTCGTTCGTACATTTTACGTTGTTTTGAAAGATTGCTTTCAATGGTATCATTCTTGACCTCGGTTTGAGTGGCTTGTGATTCTTCTGACATATTCATCCTTTTGCCTTTACGCCGGCACGCGGTTTGGATATATTGTCGTCTAACACAAAAAAATATTTGAGGCAACTGTGGAAGAGGAAGAAAAAATCAAAATTAAGGCAGAATTTGCAATATTGATGGAACATGTCGATGAAAGGTTAGAGTTGCATAGGTGCGCTACAAAACTTTTCAAACATGGTATAATCGACAAAAATACAATGAAACTCATAGAAAGTCAGATGGAAAAAAGAGATCAAAGATATCGCATCATTGTAACGAAACCCTTTAGAGAGGTTCCTGAAGATTGGCAATGGGCTCAACGATTTCTGATGGATCATATGTATGAAAAAAAAATGCAATTTATGGAGAAGTTACTTTATGAAAATCTCTCGACATGATGCCCATGACCGTTTCTCTTTTTACCAGAAGCAGGATTTCAACATTGCCGATTGCTGCCAAAGTTTAATTAATCAGCGTCCGTTCGGAGATCATGCTTTCTATATTTTTGCCCATGCTCGAACGCTGGGATTAGATGAGAAAGTTAAGCTCTATTCCTCTGGTCAATATATCACATTGTCAGATGTCCCCGAGAAGACAATCATATGGCAGCCACGCTTGACTAAGCCAAGGTGTGAGCCTAATTCCATGCTATTCAAGGCGTTTCCTGGAACTGACAATATCAAGGTGATATGGATACTTCCTCCCAAGGAATATTGGGATCAATTCAAGAAAGGGAATATGGTTGAAAATGAGACTATTGCTATAAGTATATACGATTATGAGCATGAGAAAGCTCGTTTAGAGGCGAAAGAGGAAGATGATCTTTCCGATGAAGAGATAGATAGGATTTATAGGGAAATCAGCAGGTCTATAAAGAAGGATGAAAATGGAAGAATCTAAGATGCATGAAAAGATTTTAGTCGAAATTAATAACCGTACTTCTGTTATAGATTCCAGGATAGATCAACTTGAAGAAAAACTCGATGCGTTAGAAGAAAAACTCCAAAAAATCTTCTGGTTCATAGAGTTTCATCTGGGAGAGGTTCCTCTAAAACATAGAAAATTCAATCCTTCTAAGGGTGAATATCCTTATTTTAAGACGAAAAAAGACTTCAAAACAATGCCATTGCATCCAGGTTTTAGTTCTCCGGGAGATAACCCCCTTCAAGAAATAGAAATGCCTAAAGACCCTAATGAATACAAATTAGCTAGAGAAAGAATGCTTGACCGGCTTAAAGAAAAGGATAAGATCGAAGAAGTTTTCTACGAACTTTCTGAGGTGAATTTAGAAAATGTATATCAAAACTGGAAGCATGTCGGAGAAACTCTTTCCTTAGAAGAAGCTAAAAAATGGGAGGAAGAAGGGGGTAAAAGAGAAGAGAAGCTTGAAGGATCTGAGGAGGTCTTTCATCTTCCTAATCGAATGTATCGGTCAAGAACGAGGATGGTTCTTAAGCATGTCCCAGACCTAAGTGACGATAAATATTATGGAAATGAGCAGGCTTGGGAAGAACCTAAGCAAGAGTCTTCGGTGGCTTCTTCAACGACTTCGGCTGGACAGGATTTGCATCAGGAGGATAAACCGAACGAATCTTCCCCGTCTTCGCAGGAATCGCCCGACCATAAAAATCCCCCATCCCAAACTTAGCATTGGATGAATGAGCTTCTCTATGTTTACTGCGCTTGGTCTTCATTAGGCTCTATTTTCTTAATGGTTATTTTCTTGTAGCAATGAGGACAGGTTTTAACTAAAGGATAGTCTCCCTCTTTAAATCGGAAAGCCTCGTCACATTCTGGACATATCGTCACCAATGTGTTTTGAAAGATGCTAACTATCATCGCACTTCATCAACGGTCATAGTATTAACACGACCCATAGGAAGCACAGGAGATTTCTCTTTAGGGTTTCCTTCATGACCGACAGGTTGTTTATGTCCTACTCCATAATGAGTTCCAGCATTTACAAAATTGCTAGATCTTTGATCATATTGAGGACATCTAAAATCCCAGGGGGATTTCTTTCCATCTTTAGGTTGATCTTTGGGTTCCTGATTCTTAATACGATCTGGATCAGCAAAATGAGATTCAGAGCTGATGCGCTTTTCTTTCATAATTATACCTATTTATACAGGGTTATACATAAGAGCGATAAAATCGCCCCTATGATTAATTTCTGTAACCAGATTTCAGAGGATGCGCTTTTGCTTTAGAAACGCCCATCTCTTGCTGTTTCTTGATAGCTTCTGTCGTATCTTCGTACTCATTCTCTGCACCTGCGCCTTCAGCTGAAGTGTAGTGCTTTGTATGAGTTTTTGACTTCATAGCCATGTCACTAGTATGTGGCATTCCACCGAAGTCGTTTATTTTTTGTCCGCCTGCCATAATTACCTCCAGGTAAATTATTGTTATTTCTTTTGAATATCATCATATTCATATTCGTTCAACATAGATTACATGCCTTGAGCTAGTTCTTGACCCTGATCTTGTTGGCTATGCATTCCGGCCAGCATCTGTGCTACAAAATCATTAGACATCGAGGTGCGTTTGGCATCTTCTTTAGCCATGTCTTCTTTAGATTGCTCTTGCATATCCAAAGATCCGATATCATTCATCTTGAGATGTGCTTCGAGTTCACCATATCTATGAGTAACTTCAACTAGTTTCTCAAGAGCTTCCATTTTGGCTTTGGTTGACATTGCATTGTTGCGACCTATCATGCTTAATCTTTCTTCAAATAGACCTATGTTACTTTCAGACCTTCCATGCCTTTCTCTTGCATTTGCCACTGCCAAAGCAGTCTTAGCATAGAGTTCTTTGAGTTTAGCTTCTTCGACGGCGTGCTCTAAATGCATGCTGTGTTCAGCAGCAGCAGCTTGCTGTTGTTTTTGTTGCTCAAGAATCTTTATGATCTCTGCTTTCCCAGTTATGTTCAGTTTTGGGATGATCTGGTCTGGTGTGAATATTTCCCTCGCGAATCTCTCGTTTATGTCTAACATCTGCTGCGCCTGAAGATTGGTTTGAGTCGGCGTCAAATCACTCTCTTCTACGATTACATTGTATTTAGCAAATACCTTTGAGTAGAAATACGGGCTAGGCTCTTCGTTGATAATCTGAGCAACTTTCTCTGCACTCCAGTTATTGAGTACAATCTGTAGAAGCCTATCTCCTAGTGTCTTTAACGATAGATCCCATTGATCGAAATACTTCTGGAATACCATCAAGTTTGCAGCTTGCTTGAGTAGAACTGTAAGGCTTGATGTTTGCTTATCATCCTGTCCTGACCAATTCTCTAGATTGATACCAGATGTTTTATACATCAAGTCTTCCATCTGTTGAGCCAGTGCAAGGTCTGATTCAGGTACGGCAGAAGGAATGATCTTTTCACAGTCAGTCATCTCATAGCCATCATTGATGATTACGTCCCATCCTTGGCCAGACTTCTTAAGATTATCTTCGTTGGCTACCGCACCGACTTTACGCTTCCATCCTGCGTTAATAGTAGCAGCAGCAATATCGTTGTTCTGGATCACTTTGTGATTGAATAGAAATTGTGGTGATCGCATTGTTCGGATAAGTCCGCGTACTCGTAGATCGTAGTAATTAATATGAGGTTCGTAGTTCCATACAACAGGAATGAATGGGCATCCATCAAATCCTAATGGATTTTCACCTTCGAACATCAATTGATCGTTCAATACGACAGCTAGTTTCCATGTAGGAACTTCAACAGTGACTTCTTCTAGATCTGGTATTGCGTGTACTAGCATATCCATATTTCCGTCGCCACCCGCGAAGTCAAAGAACTGGTTTCTTGTTTGAGAATAGAGTCTTTTTTTCTTTCGCTTTGATTTGTACCAGACATATGAAAGCACGAGGAGATTGTTACGAGCCATGTTATAGTTTTCAGGTAAGAAGTAAAACTCTCCGAATTGCTGAGGATTGCTCATGCTAGGTCGTATATCTTTTGCCTTATCAGGGAAACGAGATTCAGCTTCTTCTTTTGATATATATTCCTGACACCAAATGAATTGACTGTCTTCAAATGTTAAGGATCTGGCATACGGATCACACAAAAAGCTATTGTATTCCCAGAGTTTAACTTTTAGCTCTCCCTGGGCTTGGTCTTCTCCGGTATAGTCTAAATATGGTTGGAGTAATACCATGCCAGTAATTGCAGCTTGTTCGCATGCGCGAGAGAATTGTTCATGGATTCCCTGCTTATTAGCTTCAGTGGTGATAATCTTTGTATATTGATCTGTCGTTAGTGGATCAGAGCCTTCTGTTGCCGTGTAGCCAAAGTTCTTACGATGCTGGCGTTGATAGCCAGTCACCATATTTACTGGCTGCTGGCAAATGTTGAAATAGTAGTTGCTATTGTTGGATGTATTGTTATTCCCTCCGCCGAAGTACCGATTCACAAAAGACTGCTCTCCGGCATAAAAAAGCGAGTCGATATTTCCCATATTCCATCGACTTTGCTCGAGTGGCATTACCTTACTTTTAAGGTTGTTGAGCCACATGCGTATATTGCCTTGATTAGGCTCTAGACCGTTCTGCCAGGGTGGGAAATAAAAAGACACGCAGCCCCCTTTAATTAGGTAAAGGTTTAAAATTTCACCTTACATTAAGGGCTTTAAAGGGTCAAGAATAGCTGTGTTCCTTTTAATTTTCTTGGTTTAAGACATTTCCCAGAACAGTATTTACTACAAAAACGAGTTTTGGCATATCTGTTTACTAGGAATATTTTGTCGCATCTTTCACAACGTCTTCCTTCATCATCAAAACCCTGATTCCTTCTCCATGCACTTTTACAACTATTACTACAAAATGAAGTGCGGGATTTTTTTCTGCTTTCATATTCAGAATTGCAGTGCTTACACGTATATTTTGACAGATCCCATTTACCAAAAGAATGATTTTTAGCATGTATCTTATGCCATTCTCTACCCTCTTTACTTGCATGCCATTCCTTTGTCATAGGCCTTATTGAGTCTGCCCAAACTCGCAATTTTTCTTTTTTTTCTTCAGTAATATGCAAACTTAGATGTTCGGAACCTAAAAGCAATTGAAGGTTTGAAATTTCATTATTAGATTTATTTTCATCAATATGGTGTATATGGTGGCCTTCAGGAATCTCACCATAATGATTCATCCATACCCATCTATGTGCACGAATTCGAGGGTAATCAGTTGAAATCCAATAGCCAAAATCTTTATCTAAATAGAATTTTCGTCCGAAATGAATTTGATGCTCTGCCATGAGAGGAAATCATAAATGATAAGTGAATTTCCTGTGAAGAGAAAAAGTTAATTTAAAAGTTGCTTCGAAATCTGTCATTAATGTATTTATTGGGGTTGTGTAGATATGGCTGGTATTTAGCAGGCTTGTGACTAATTATACTATAACGTAATGCGTCTAAACAATGATCGTTCTGCTTCAGTGGAGCATCTTCCCCTTTATCAGCTTTCTTCTTATCCCAGACATATTGTTCAATTTCTTCTATTAGGCTAGTACACTCTTGGCATACAAATAAATTTCCTTGTGCCATTTCAGATGTCATGTGTGTAATACCACTAAGTACATCGTTATCAGCATCAATAGTCGCAATTCCTTTCTTCCTTAATTCGACCTTAAAAGAAGCCGCACTAGGATCGATATACACACCGCGTATTGAATAAGGAGCCAGAAATTCTTCAATATCTTTCGCATATTCAGCATTTGTCTTTTGCCTCCCTTCTTTGCCTGAATCCCAAACATACTCCTTTTCTACCCAACGTATCACGCCTTGTTGTGTTGTATGACCTGTATTCACACCTATTAGTACACAAGCAAAGTTATTAGTAACGCCATAGTCAATGCCAGCAACCCAGTATTCAGCACAACGAGGAGGCTTCTTTACGACGTGTAACTTTCTATCGAAGAAGTCGAATATAGCACCTTCAGCTAGACACCACATCCCGAGATAATTTCGCTTGTAGAACAGGCCTGATAAGCTTTCTCGTACCATTCTTTTGTATTCTTCATCGACATAAGGGTTATCATCTAATACGAACTTAAGCTCGTAATATAAGGGGTCGCCTGCTATTGCTTTATCAATCCATTGCTTGATTTTATGAGTGGGGTGAGATGGGTTGCATGAGCAGAATAGTTTAGAATGAGGGTTAGAAAGACGAGTATGGATCATGTCGATAATAGATTCAGGATAGAGAGTAATTTCATCGCAATAGGCTAATGAAAATGTCTTACCTTGAATGGCTCCAATAGCTCCTTCATCTTTAGCTCCTACAGTAGAAATAGTCTTATTTCTGAACTTCAATTCCGCTTTACCTGGATGCCAAGTAAGAAATGGTTGGAAGATACTTAAGGGGTTATTGGGAGTATTGGCTTCCATGAGTAGACGTACTGCGTTATGGTAGATAGTACTAGACGAATGTCCTATCATCCATATCTGACTATCTGGACAATTTTCTACCGCTTGCATGAATCTGAATAAAGTTGCTACAGTCTTACCAGATCGTACAGAACCATGCGCGATGTTGATCTTTTTTGTCGAATCTAGGATAAACTCCATTTGACGTGGAGCAAGTAATTTAACCATATTCAGGGAGATATATGAAAAAGGAACCTAAAGATAAAGCTCTTTTTTGGATTGGTATCGTTATAGGCCTCGTCGGTCTAGCAGTTTTGTTTGATTTTGATTTTAAAGTTATGGTTGGTGTGTTTTTACTGATCTGGGGAAACAATATTATAGGAAGGTCGTTCGATGAAAAACCGCGCTAAATGTAAAGTAAAACACTCGCATCCTATGACGAGAAGCGGAATGTCTCTAGTGACATTATATAAGTTTTTAAATCAACCAACTGTGAAAGAACTCATAGAGGAAATATTAAAATATGAAAAACCGCGCTAAATGTAAACTATGTAATTCGAGTATCGAAAGTTTCCATGTATATGATTACGTCACATGCAAGTGTGGCGAAATAAGTATTTCCGGTGGAAATGATAAGCTAGAATGTTCCGCTAAAAATTGGAATAATTTCCTACGGGTTGACGATCAAGGGAATGAGATTGTTGTAAAAGTCAAAGATAGTGTAGAAGCTACTACCTCAAAGGATGAGGAGTCTACAACTATGACGAAAGAAGACAAGATCGATATGCTAGAAGCTATGGTAAAGAACATCGAAAACCTTCCCAAACAGGCCATGATGAATCCTGTCAATCATTACGATATGTACAACTTTATGGTAGTAGTACTATCAATTTGGAAGGATGAAAAAAAGTCTTGAATTATTCTCTTTAAAAAAATCCTTGGTAAACGTAGATATGGGCTTAAATACAGGAGTATTTTATGTCCATGCCCAACGCAGCCAATGTATACACACAAGGATTCGGATCTAAGCCAGAACTCGGCGTAATAGTCGCCCAAGTCGCACCTACAACTATCTGGTCACCAAGCTGGCGCATTGGACTAATCTGGGTCGATACTCTAACTAACGCAGCTTACATGCTCACTTCCCTTGTAACGTCCAATGGAGTCACGACTCCTACTTGGACATTACTAACTTAAGGGGGCGTATATGTCAGTTCAAGGCGCTCAATCTTCAGTAATCTATCCTGTAGGTTTAATAGGCACATCGGCTGCTACTATCACGACTACTTACATCCCAGCATATATACCTCTTCCATATTCAGTCCGTA